CAGCAGTCAAGGACTGTTGTGGAGTCCAGATGAAGGGCTTTACAAACGTGATGCTGCCGGTAAGAAGAGCGAGTTTTTAAGTGATGAGTTAGACGACATTGCACGTTATTTGTTGGGTAATAATGCAACTGCTGCTGACCTAGGAAGTGTAGAAAGTATCATGGCTGCAATTCCCGATGAAGCCAAACGCAATGAAATATTTGCCAAGGCCAAAGCCAGTTCCAGTTGGCAGGCTGCTACCCCCGATGTTGGTACCAACGAATGGTTTGTGCGTATGAGGAACAAATTGATATGAGATTTCGTGAATTTGTTCTCAAAGAATCTGCTGCACCAACTGTTGGACGTAAGTATCAACACGTCGAAGATTTAATCTTTACAGGTATACCATCAAAGAATATACCTGCTGGTGCCGAAGGTGGTCGTGCTGCTGTGAGAATTATACAAGGCATGGCCAGCACTGGCGGTGCCAACGAAATTAAATGGGATGGCAGTCCTGTAGTGTATTGGGGACGCGACGAAGATGGTACATTTAGACTCATACCTAAAAATGCTTGGGAATATTTAAAGCGCGGTAAAACACAGGCCGGAGAAGGTGTAACTACACTGATGTCTAGCCCCAACGATATTAAAAACTTTATTCTAGGAACAGGTAAAACTGAACCAGGTAAAGAAAAACAAAGACAGGCCTATGCCAATCAACTTGCCGATCTATGGCCTTACTTTGAACAAGTCAGTCCTGAGGAAGGATTCTTAGAAGGCGGCCTATTATTTTATCCTGGCAGAAAACCCAATGGTAAACCTGCGCAAGCAATACTAAATCCCGAAACCGGAGAGTATGAATTTTCTCCTAATATCTCCGGATTTCATATCGGCAAAAACAGTGATCTAGGTAAACGTATCAAAGGTGCCAAGTTGATGGTTGCTGCCACAGGATATTATCAATCAATTGGTAGCGATGAAGGCAGATATCCCGATGCGGAAGGGTTGTCAACCCCAGACGTTATAGTTCAAGGTACTACCTATGTAGAGCAAGCACCAGGCATCGATACCGACTTATTGAACGATGCTAATGCTTTTATTGATGAAAACGAGCAGGCTATTGACAGTTTCCTACAACGCAAGCGACCCGGTCCTAGCGGTGAAGAAGAAGTTGTTAACTTGTTTGGTGATATACTGTATAAATTCTATAACGAAAATCTGCGAGTAGCCGGAGTTAAAGAAAAGTTCAAAGCATGGGCTGAAAATGCCATGGATGCTAAAAAAATTCCTAGATCAAGAACAACAGAAATTTTAAATAATCCAGGCTTAGATGCGGTGTTAACTGCTGTGGAAAAACTAAGTGCAGCCAAGATGGACATGCACAGACGAGCCAGTGCTGGAACACACAGCGGCATTAGACAAACCAAACCTGAAGGGTATGTGTATATAGATCCCGTAACTGGTCAACACGTTAAAGCAATTGATCAAGCCACATGGGCTCCGAGGAAAGATTAATATGTTATTACGTCAACTGTTTGAAGAAATTGCAAAAACTAGTCAAAACAACACCGCAGTGTTAGGCTGGGGTCGTGGTATGGGCCACAAGGGACATATGTTACTGGCAAGGGCTGTGTTACATCATGCACAAGAAATGGATGCCAAGGCATATTTTGTAGTGTCAAGAACCAGTCTTGTGGACCCTGCAACTGGTCAACCGTGGGCAGATAGGCCTACATTTACCAAGACCAAAGATGATCCACTGACTCCCGAAGAAAAACTAGCCACTTATAGAAAAGTGTTTCCGCAAAATGCAGAAGTGTTCAGTGTAGCATCTGCAGACGCTAGTACGTTAGATAAAGTGTTGGCCAAAATTGCCGAGGACGGATTTAGTAAAGTTATTTTAGTTGTAGGGGAGTTAGAAAAAGATTCTTTTAGTTTCTTAACTAATCCCGATAAGTCCGGCGTTCCCCCCTATCAGCGAGCAGGCTTAAAAGATCTAGAAATAATTTCTAGACAAGATACCAAGGCACCAGGCAGTGATCCAGCAGCGCCAGATTACCAACAAGGCCCACGTGCTACTCCCATGCGAGCAGTGTTGACTGATCCTGACAAAAGTGAAGAAGAACAATTTGCAGTATGGCGAGATGCCATGCCCGATGATCTCAGCGACGACGAAGTAATGGACTTAATGAACAAGGCCAAACAACGTATGGCGGCTGTGCCTGCGGCCAAAAATGCCAAGAAAGCCAAACAGGCCGTGGCTGAAATTTCATTAGGTGAAGGTCCATCGTTACCTAGCACATTAAAAAGTATTGCTACCAATGGCGAACCTATAACACAATTATACGGCAAACTAAAAGCCATGGCCAAGCGTTGGGTGGAAAACAACGGTTCACTAAAAGGCTTCCACCGCAATGCTGCCGGTCAAAGTGCTCAATGGTTTCACAACTTCTACTTTGATAAACTACAGGCCGACTTGTATGCACTGTCTAAACAATCACCAAGATATGCTGCGCCATTGATCAACTATTTAAAAGACGCTAGCGAAGATCGTGAAAGTCGTATTACATTTACAGAAATCAGCAGATCATTGCCTCCTATATTATTCAAGATGGGCAAACAGATGGGTGATCAAAGCCTAACACAGTTTGCCTACAGTTGGAACTCTCGTAGAGAAGAATACGAATCTTATCTTGCCAATTTAGAAGCAGAAGACGATACAGACGACGAGTATGATGAACCTGAAATTAAACCTGAGAAAAGCAAAGTTCCCGGGCAACAAAATGCACAAGTTGAACAGATCGTCAATGACATACTTGCTAAACTTCCTAAAAATGTAGCAGGCGATATTCGCAATGCCATTGCCCGTGCTCCTAACAAACTACAGGCACTACAGCAAGAATTATCTAAACGTAAGATTCAAGGTGTGGCGGAATAACATGGATGAATTAGATTACATTAAGAAGTTGGCTGGCATTAATGAATTTAAAGGATTCCAACCGGTAAATATAGAGAACATGAGTCATACGGCTGCTGCAATTAAACAGAAAGAAAAGGATCTAGGTCTAAAGCCCGGAGACAAAGATTGGTTTAAGTTGTGGTTTACATTACCATATATGACTGGCAGTGTTAACAGCCATTTTAGAGGACGCAAGAAGTGAAACTACGAGAATTGTTTGAAGTTAAAGCAGGTGTGATTGGTAAACGATATCAACAGGCTACTCGTGGTCTTAACACATTCGGTGACGGTGAAAGAAGTAGTGGTGACTATACACAATACAGACTAAGTCTAGCACTGGCCTGTTCAGACGGGGTAACTCCTCCAGACATTGATCCCAAGACATGGCATGGCAAAAGAAAAACAGCACATCCTTACACAGAAGAAGAGCAGGCCATGTTAAATCAAAGTTACAAGATTGTTGGGGCTAGTCATAAAGATCTTAACAAAGGCGATATGCGTAGTCAAGAACTGGACACTACTAACGTTGTTAGTCCTATTGCTAAACCCAAAAGAAATAAATACGGCATATGAAAATACGCGAAGTGATTAACGAAGGATGGACTCAGAAATACAAAAAAAGTATTAACTGTAGTCATCCTAAAGGCTTTAGTCAAAAGGCTCATTGTGCAGGTAAAAAGAAACACAATGAATCCGTTGAGATGGAAATGGTCTGCGAAGATTGCGGCATGTGCGAAACACATGGAGACCATTCGCATGATAATTTAGATGAAGCCTGCTGGAAGGGTTATCACAAAGACGGTATGAAGACCATGTTTGGCAAACGCTATCCCAACTGTGTCAAGAATAAAAAAGAAAGCCTAGAAACTTATATACGCAACGGTGAATGTCCAGGTTGCGGCGGAGCAATGGTCGCCGAAGGACAATTAAACGAAAAACAGGATGCCTGTTATCACAAAGTAAAATCAAGATACAAAGTGTGGCCGTCAGCGTATGCGTCAGGAGCGTTAGTGCAGTGCCGCAAAAAAGGTGCTGCCAACTGGGGCAATTCCAATGAAAGTATTACACAAGAAGAATATGATGCACTGGACGAAAATTTAAAAAAGTGGTTCAGCGATAAATGGGTTCGTTTTGGTCCGGATGGTAAAATCAAAGGCGACTGTGCTAGAGGTGACAGCAGCGAAGGAAAACCCAAGTGTTTGCCACAGAGCAAAGCACATAGTTTAGGTAAAAAAGGTCGCGCTAGTGCGGCCAGTCGTAAGCGTAGAGAAGACCCCAATCCAGAGCGCAGAGGTCCTGCTATCAATGTCAAGACTAAGAAAGAAAATATGGAGGAAGGTATGGACGATCTGGTTAGAATATTAGAGTTGAGTGGATTAAATCTTTCTGCTGATGAGCAATTTGACATCATTGAAGACATGGTGGAAAGTTTAGCATTACAGCACGGAGTCGATACAGAGATTATCTGGGAAGATTTTGAATCAGTAGATGATCAAGAATTGTTAAATGAAGCAGCCGCTTGGAGAACTAGCAAAGGCAAAAGCAAAACCGGCGGATTAAATGCCAAAGGTGTAGCCAGTTATCGTAGAGAAAATCCAGGCAGTAAATTACAAATGGCAGTGACAACTAAACCTAGTAAGTTAAAACCAGGTTCAAAAGCAGCCAAACGCCGCAAGAGTTTTTGCGCTCGTATGGGTGGCATGAAGGGCCCGATGAAAAAACCCAACGGCAAACCTACTCGCAAGGCATTAGCACTGCGTAAATGGAACTGCTAAATGCGTGCCAGTGAATTCGTAACCGAACGTAAAAACTACAAGCGAAAGTCTAGGTATGCAGCCTATGGTCCTGGACCTTACGGCGGCTATGGATACTATGCTGGCTATAGTGGAGACTCGGGAGAAGGTGGTGGTGATGGCGGTGGTGGCGAAAGCATTGAGAATGAAGCATTTGATCAGCCTTATAAACTTAAATGGGAACCCAGCGACTACGGCGATGTTGATGCAATAGCCCGAATGGATGATGGCAACTACCTAAGCATTATGTTCAACAAGGGATTTAGTCAAGATACCAAAGAAGAAGCATGGAGTGTTGAATTCTTTAGAAACAACAGCCAAGAAGTCACCGGTGAAGGTGATGCACAGCGTGTGTTTGCCACTGTGTTAAGTGCTATACAAACATTTATTAAAAAGTACAAGCCCAATAAGGTATACTTTTCAGCCAGTAAAGAAGTCGAGCAAGGACAAAACGCACAAAGTAGAGCTAGCCTATATGATACGTTAGTTCAGCGTTATGCCAGAGCATGGGGATTTAAAGCATTCCGTGCTGATACAGGTAACAAAGTAATGTACGAATTGACTAGGATTAAACCCATTGTTGCCAAACCTGTAGCGGAAAACTTTGCTGATGGAAAGAATCCTCAGGACAAAGGTGACAGCAAGCGTTATGGAGTTCCTACCAAAGCATCAGTCAGCACACTGCGTAAAGTGGCTAAACAAGGTGGTCGCAAAGGCCAATTAGCACATTGGATGGCCAATATGAAAAGCGGCCGATCTAAGAAGAAATAACTTGAACGATGGTAAATATAGCATAAGGAATAAATGCTATGTTTCAGTTTGACTTTACATTAGATAAATTAGCAAGATGTATCAGCAAAAACAAAAATCCACAATTGTGGTATGATGCGTTTTGTGAATATTTTCCAGCATTTGATATTGTTACACCATCACGTGTAGCAGGGTTTGTGGCGCAATGCCAGCACGAAAGCCTGGACTTTACTATCTTACAAGAAAATTTAAACTACGGTGCCAAAGGGCTTCGTGGGTTGTTTGGCAAGTATTTCCCCAATGACGAGTTAGCACGTCAATATGAACGCAAGCCTGAAATGATTGCTAACAAAATCTACGGCGGACGTATGGGCAATGGCCCAGAAGCGTCGGGCGAAGGATGGAAGTATCGCGGTCGTGGCATTATACAGATCACTGGCAAAAGCAATTACGCACAATGTTCCAAGGACTTGTTCCAAGACGATACACTGGTACGTGATCCAGATCTATTAAGAGAACCAGAGTGGGCAGTATTAAGTGGCTGCTGGTTCTGGCACAAAAATCAATTAAACCAATGGTGTGATCAAGGTGATATGAATACACTAACTAAAAAGATCAATGGTGGGTTTATTGGTCTCGAAGATCGTATTCATCATTGGAATATTGCTCTTGATCTTATGGAAGCAGAATAATGTTAATTAGACAACTATTAGAAAACAAAAAAGGCATCAAGGCTGTTAAGTATAACAAGAAGCCTAAAGCACATACACCTGCCGAAGAGCGCAAGGTTATAGGACCCGATGCTCCTAAGAAAAAAGAAAAAGTAGCAGAGCAAGATATAACTCGTAGAGTAACTCCTAATGCGGACGGATCATTTCCTGATCCAAATATTAATCGTCTAACAGGCAAACCTAATCCTCCAGCAGCAGAACCAGCACCTAGCAATGTAAAGTCAGATGGCGCAACTGTGGAATACAGTGGCAAAACATACGACGTAATGGTATTTGGTGACAAAAGTATTAGACCAAGAATATCAGGTAGTGACACAGTTGTCAGTGCCAAAGTGTATACCAAGGGCAACAAGATGTTTGTGCTATTAGATTCACCGGCGCAAGAGGGTGTAGAAGAAGGCCGTGATGGTAACGATGTTGAAGAATTTTTACACAAAGTTGCACGATCCGGCGACAACGGCTTTGACATGCTATACAATGCACAACAAGGCAAATACGGCAGAGAAATTGAACAAGCAATACAAGACATGTATGACAATATCTCTATCGATACAGGGTATCACGGCGACGATGACTTTGAACAAATTTATGATCGTATGCTGGACAACATTGAAGCCGATTACGGTCAGCAAGGTGTGGCGGAAGGCGGTAGAAACTATGACGACAATCGCACAGGTTTTGGTCGTCCTGAACGTGACATGAGTGACGAATCTAATTTGTTGTATATCTACAAAGACGGTCGTGTTAAGCAACGTATGGTTTCAAACCGTGTAGAACGTGAAGCACGGGCAGAAGGTTTTAGAGACACGCCCGAGCAGGCATTAAAGATGCACGGAATTATTGCAAGTAAATTTAAACCAGGCAAATGGATTCAAAAACAAGGAGACCAATGGGTTGATGTTTACCCGTTTGGCAAGCCGGATGATATTGCAGAAACTGCAACTCCAGGTGCAACCAGTGCCGGCAATGTAGCCACTTTAGGTATGAATCCTAAACTAAGCCCTGGACCAGCAAGGGGCAAAAAGAGTTATATAGGAACACCGGGTAAATCAGGCACCAAGGCGCCACCGCAGCCCAAAGTCAATCAACCTAAAACAAAACACGGAACAGCAGTAAATGCACTTGATATGAAATCAAACATTTTCGGCGGCGGTAAAGCGATAAAACGTAAATAAATAATAGAACGGAGTTTAATATGCACGATATGCATCACATGCCAGAAAACGATCACGAAGCAGCCATGGCTCGCGCTGATCTGTACAAGTTAGCACAATACAGTGCCAAACTGTTTAAAATGATTCAAGAAGGTCAACAACTAGAGGGATGGGTCCAGGCCAAGATTACCAAATCTGCTGACTACATTGCCAGTGTTTATCACTTTATGGCCTACGAAATGAAAGTTTCTGAATACGGTGAAGCATTGGAAAATGCCGAAGTTTACGAAAATGATCTACGTGGTCAGTTGCAACAACGCCTAGTTGAAGCAAAAGAAAAGGTCAAAGCATTGAAAAAAGTAGATGCTATGAAACACAAGCGTCACAAAACTGACAAAGAATTAGAAGAAATGCGTCAACTGGCCAATGAAGAAAAGTCTTCTACAGGTGGCGAGATTGATCGTTCAAAGAAAGGTGTTACTAAACACAAACAGAATCCAGATCGCTTTAGCGATGAGCCGCACACTGAACCTAAGAGTCAGGCCAAGTCACAAAGTGCTGCCGACAAAGCCAAAGACAACGCCATGGATAAAGCCGAAGAGAAAGAAGGCAAGAACTATGAAAAACGTTTTCCAGGTTCTGTGACTCGTGTTAAAGACGGCAAGAAAGTTTCAGAAGGTGCTAGGCCAGACTTCTTAGATATTGACGATGACGGTAATAAAAAAGAGAAGATGAAAGATGCGGCTGCTGACAAGAAAGGTGCTGCTCCTAAGAAAGGTGTAAATCCTTTTGCTAAAAAAGGTGCTGCTCCTAAGAAAGGTGTTAATCCATTTGCCAAGAAGACCAACGAAGCACTTAAAGGTGGCCAGAAGAAATTAGACACTGACAACGATCAAGACATCGATGCTAAAGATTTGGCTGCATTACGTGCTAAGAAAAAAGATAGAATCAAAGAAGCAGTGACTGCGTCTAAGACCAACAGTAGGTAATGTTTAATGGATGAATTAAAACAGGCATTGAAACAGGCATTTGCTAATTCATTTGCATTTTATTTGAAAGCACATTATTTTCATTGGAATGTAGAAGGGATGTTGTTTTCGCAGTTTCATGATTTCTTCGGTACCATCTATCAAGAAGTATATGCCAGCATAGATCCATTTGCAGAAAATATCCGTAAGATTGATTCATATGCACCCGGCAGTTTTTCTAGACTGAGTCAGTTGGCTGAAATCAATGATGAGGAAAGAATTCCTCCAGCAAAAAATATGTTAGAGATTCTTTTACAGGATAATGACATAGTTTTAGAAAGTATTAAAACAGCATATGACGCTGCTGAATCAGTAGGTGCTGTGGGGTTAAGTGATTTTCTTGCTGGGCGGCAAGATGCACACATGAAGCATGGTTGGATGCTGAGAGCAACATTAAAATAATTGGAGAATAGCATGGACATGAAGCAACTGATCGCTCAAATCGATCACATCGAAAATAAACAAATACTTAATGAGGATGCTCATTATACTACTGCACCAGTCAACAATAGACCACAAGTCAGTAAAAGTAACAATCAAACATCTATCTACGAAATGTTGATTAAAGAGTTTGGTTACGATTTAAACGAAGCACCAGCAGTACCGAATCCGTATCAAGGTGCAGATGCTGCTAAGTTTGCAGCAATGAGCCCGCAAGATCAAGCATGGTTAACTAAAGGTGGTGGCGTTCCTGATATCAACGATGAGTTTATTTTGGCTCGTGCCCCTAACAAAGGTAAAGCAGCTGGAGGTGCGGCACAACCGGCTGCACCGGCCCAAGTCCCAGCCGGAATTAATCCAGAAACGGGTGAGAAATATGATGATGGCACAAATGCTCCGTTACAAGAACCGCCAGGTGCTGAGAAACCGGCAGGGGGAGGCGATACTGGAGAAGTTCCTGGAGTAACAACTCAGTCAGGTGCAACGCCAACAGTCCCAGCCGGAATTAATCCAGAAACGGGTGAGAAATATGATGATGGCACAAATGCTCCGTTACAAGAACCGCCAGGTGCTGAGAAACCGGCCGGAGGGGCAGCACAGCCAGCGGCACCAGCTGCACCAGCTGCTAATAAATCAATGACTCCTGCAATCACTGCTTATGCAGCCTCAATGGGTCTACTAAAAGGCGGTAAGCCAGATGTTGCTGCTATTAAGAAGTTTCAACAAGACAACGGATTAAAAGCAGACGGTATTATTGGTCCTAACACTGCAGGTGCTATTCTATCTGCACAAAAGCCCGGAATGGCAGGTAGTGGGCGTGGAGGTCAAGGCGGACCAACAGCGGCACAACTAGCACAGGCACCTAAGCCAGCAGGCGGTGGTGCACAACCGGCTACTGGAAGTGTGAAACCTAGATATAAAACACCTCAAGAATTTGATAAAGAAATTGATAGATTTAGTAAAAGTGCAAATCCCAACTTACCACCAAATGCAAGATATATTGCTACCTTACAAGCCGAAAAGGCTGCATTGAGCGGCGGTGCACCACAACCGGCGGCACCAGCAGTTGCAAAACCTGCATTGCCCGGACAAATTAGCGATACCCCGGCGGCAGAAAGTGTCAAATCACAAGATGATGCTATCTTGGAACGAATAAGAACAGCATTGTTTAGATAAAGAAAAAGCGCCCCAGGGGCGCTTTTTTAATGCCAATTGCCTTGATAACAGTGCAATAATTCGTGTCCTAATGTGTGCATAGTGGCTCGTTGAGGCACAATGATTACACAACGATTGCCGTCCCAAAAACTGCATGCATTAACTGCAAACCCAAATGACTTGCCCAGTCTTCGACGACTTTCTGTTTCGCATGCTTGTTGAACATTGGGCACTGGTTTTACCGTGATCAACATCTCCTCGTGAGTGTTTTTGTTCATTTCAAATTTTCTGTTGGGATCATCCCAATTTTGTGCATAAACACTTTGGCTTATAATCAGCATTGCTGTCAGTAGTTTTTTCATCATTAACGTTGACCTTAAGTTACTAAGTAGTGTATACTATAACATCAAGGAGTAATTATGTCAACTAGAATGTATGGACCCGAAGAAAAAGCCAAATTGGAACGTTTAATTAACGAAGGCCAAAATATCTTACGTGAGGTTGAAGACCTCAAAGAAGGGCTTAGAGAAACTGTCAAGGCAGTGGCTGAAGAACTAGAAGTTAAACCCAGTGTTATCAACAAAGCCATTACTATTGCACACAAAGACAATTGGAAAGAACACGAACAGGCATGGAACGACATCGAAATGATTTTGGGTGTTACTGGACGTTTACCCAAAGATGAATGAACTATTAAAACCAACATTTGATTGGATACGTGATGACTTTAAGTCTAATCGAGTTCGCTTTGTTATTGAACTTTTTGCTTGGGCTATTAGCATTGGTTGTAGTATTACAATGGCGCTCACCGTACCCACTCCTCCGCTTCTTACTCTTTATCCCCTTTGGATTCTTGGCTGTGCTATGTATGCTTGGGCTGCTTGGACTAGGAAATCTTTTGGTATGCTGGCTAACTATTGTCTGCTGACTACCATAGACACTGTTGGATTAATAAGGATGGTATTTTGATGAGACGTTCAAGCATTAAAACCTCATTTGGCGGAGAAGTTCCTTTTACTAAATTTATTAGTGAAGATTTGGCCACTCAGCAAAGATTATTAGATGCATTAAATCTTGCCATCGAAGACGGATATACTGTTAAACCGGAAGATCCGACTGCAGATTCGAAACGTGTAGATTTAACAGTTCAAGATGCAGAAGGCAATGTTCTACTAGTAATCGAAAGCCAGGATGCTACCGGCTGGTTAGACTCTGTGCATGCTAGTAAAATCATGTACTATATGTGGGACAAGGGATGCGAACAAGGTGTAATTTTATCCGAAGATGCCGATGAGTATATCATGAGTTTTGTAAGGTCTCTTAATACTGATCATAACTTTAGTATCACATTGCTCAAAACACTTATCTACGGCGACGAAAAACCATTCGTTGATTTTGTTCCACTAATAAGAGGAAGTGATATTGAATACACTTCAAATGTAAGAACTCGAACAGAACCAGATCCTCAAAAAGTAAGTTTATTGCAAGATCTTGCAAATAACAATCCTGGATTATTTACTAATGTAACTGGGCGATATGCTAGCCATATTAAATTAGGTGCTAGTTCTATGAACGTTGGTATTGTTCCTTATAAGAATGGCCGATTCTGGGTCGACATCTGGCATGGTGGAAAACATAATACTGATAATTTTAGAAATACTTTTACAGAATTATGTGACCAAAACGGATGGGAAGCCAAATTCCAGCAAGCTCGTGCTTATGTAAATGGAGACGGCGGCGTTGCTGCCGACGAAGGTATTCATATCTTTAAAACATTCATGCAAGCATTAAAAGAAAATAAAATTCATGCCTAACTATACACTAAATAAAAAGTAATGGCAGGCGTGGCCATAATCCGCATTGTAGGTATTTGCAAGCCATAAATTGCATAGGAGAAAACAATTTGTATGTAGACGCATTTTTTCAGCGTGATGCTGATATCATCAAGATAGTTGAACGTAGTAACGAAGGTAAACGGATATTTAAAGAATATCCAGTTCGCTACACGTTTTATCATCAAGACCCCAAGGGCAAATATCAAAGTATTTTTGGAGAACCATTGTCACGAGTGGTATCTAAAAACAGTAAAGATTTCCGTAAAGAACTTGCTATTCACAGCAACAAAAAACTTTACGAAGCAGATATTAATCCAATCTTTTCAACGTTAAGTGAAAATTATCTAAACGCCGAGGCTCCCAAACTCAATGTGGCGTTTTGGGATATTGAGGTGGACTTTGATCCAGAACGTGGCTATGCTTCACCCGAAGATGCATTCATGCCAATTACTGCTATCGCTGTTCACCTACAATGGTTAGACACACTGGTCTGTTTGGCTATGCCTCCCAAGGGCATGTCAGTTGAACAGGCGCAACAATTGGTCAAGGATATTCCCAACACACACATCTTTGACAACGAAGCAGACATATTAGATACTTTCTTAAATTTGATTCAAGATGCAGACATCTTAAGTGGTTGGAACAGCGAAGGCTTTGATATGCCTTACACTGTAAACCGCATTACCAAAGTGCTCAGCAAGGATGATACTCGCAGACTTTGTCTTTGGGACCAATATCCCAAAAAACGTGAATATGAAAAGTATGGTAAATCGGCTATCACTTACGACATTCACGGACGGGTGCATTTAGACAGTCTCGAACTGTATCGCAAATACACCTATGAAGAACGGCATACCTATCGACTGGATGCCATCGGTGAGATGGAGGTAGGGGAGACCAAAACAGTTTACGAAGGTACTCTTGATCAATTATACAAAAATGATTTCCGAAAATTTATAGAATACAACCGTCAAGACTGTGCATTGTTAGATAAACTAGATAAGAAATTGAAGTTTATCGACTTGAGTAATAAACTAGCACATGAATGTACTGTGTTGTTACAGACCACAATGGGTGCTGTGGCTGTTACCGAACAGGCCATTATCAATGAGTGTCATCGCAGAGGCTTCCAAGTTCCCAACAGAATAAAACGCGATGAACTTGAAGACACTGCTGCCGCTGGTGCATATGTTGCATATCCTAAAGAAGGATTACAAGATTGGGTGGGATCGTTGGACATTAACAGTCTGTATCCGTCAGCGATTCGTGCGCTGAACATGGGTCCTGAAACCATTGTGGGACAACTACGTCCGGTACAAACTCAAGAATATATCAATGAACAGACTACTCTTAAGAAAAAATCTTTTGCGGCAGCGTGGGAAGGCATGTTTGGCAGTATGGAATATGATGCAGTGATGCGTCAAGACAAAGCGTTTGACATTACCATTGATTGGGAAAACGGCGACAAGGATGTATTAAGTGCTGCCGAAGTATATCATTTGATTTATGAAAGCAATCAGCCTTGGATGTTAAGTGCAAATGGCACAATCTTTACTTACGAGAAAGAAGGTATCATTCCCGGACTGTTAAAGCGTTGGTATGCTGAACGTAAAGAGATGCAGGCCAAACTCAAAGAATGTATCAAAGCAGGCAACAAAGTAGAAGAAGAATATTGGGACAAGCGTCAGTTAGTTAAAAAGATTAACTTGAACAGTTTGTACGGTGCTATTCTTAACCCAGGCTGTAGGTTCTTTGATAAACGAATTGGTCAGTCAACTACCTTAACAGGTCGACAAATTGTCAAACACATGGCCGGTAAAGTAAATGAAATTGTCACAGGCGATTACGACTATCGTGGCAAAGCAATTATCTACGGTGACACAGACTCATGCTACTTTAGTGCTTACAAAACTCTACAAAAAGAAATTGACAAAGGTAGTATTCCGTGGACTAAAGAAACTGTTATTCAACTTTATGATCAAATCGCCGACGAAGTTAATAACACATTCCCACAGTTTATGTTGGATGCATTTCATTGTCCAAAGACACGTGGTGAAGTTATTAAAGCAGGTCGAGAAATTGTTGCCTCAAAAGGACTGTTTATTACTAAAAAGAGATATGCAGTACTGTATTACGACAAAGAAGGAAAACGAACAGACGTCGACGGCAAGCCAGGTAAGATCAAAGCCATGGGACTGGATCTGAAACGTAGTGATACGCCAGAATTTATTCAAAACTTTTTAAGTGATGTGTTGGAGAAAGTCTTAACTGGTACTACCGAACAAGAAGTATTGGATCATATTACTGAATTCCGCACTAACTTCAAAGCCCGCCCCGGTTGGGAAAAAGGTTCGCCTAAACGTGCTAACAATGTTTCGGCATATCGAGGCAAAGAAGAAAAGGCAGGCAAGACCAATATGCCAGGACACGTTCGAGCAAGTCTCAACTGGAACACTCTCAAACGCATGTATGATGACAAATACTCCATGAATATCACAGACGGACAAAAGGTCATTGTGTGCAAACTAAAAGCAAATCCGCTGGAGTATACATCTGTAGCGTATCCTGTAGATGAACTGAGATTGCCTAAATGGTTTCAAGATCTACCATTCGATCACGAAGAAATGGAACAGACGATTATTGACAACAAATTAGATAACCTTATCGGTGTTCTAAACTGGGACGTCAAGAGCACCGAAGAAAAAAATACATTTAATAAATTATTTGACTTCTAACAAAAAAACCTATATACTAACACAAAGGAATTATTATGAAAGACATTTTACAAGACATCGTAGCACACACTCATAGTCTAGGCTTTTTGCCTCTGGTTAAGATTACCAGCGAAAGCGAAACCATTATTGAATCAATCGCCGAAGATCGATCAGTAGTAGTGCAGGCAAAGACACATAAATTGGTTGACGAATTCGAAGGTGTATTTGGAATGCCTAATTTAGACAAGTTGGCATTGCATTTGAAAAATCCAGAGTACAAAGAAAATGCAAAAATTGCAGTAGTTAAAGAGCAACGCAACGGCAAAGAGATCCCAACTGGATTGCATTTTGAAAATACCATTGGAGACTTTGTCAATGATTATCGATTCATGGTGGCCGAAATTATTAATGAGAAATTAAAAACTGCCAAGTTTAAAGGTGCTAATTGGGACGTAGAATTTCAACCAAGTGTTGCCAGTATTCAACGACTTAAATTACAGGCTCATGCTCACAGTGACGAAACTACGTTCCAAGTTAAAACTGAAAACGGTAACTTGATTTTCTTCTTTGGGGATGCCAGTACTCACGCAGGTAGTTTTACATTTCAGTCTGATGTTAAAGTTAAATTTAAACACAATTGGGCATGGCCGGTGACGCAAGTTATCAGCATCTTAAATCTAGGTGGTGACGTCACTATGCGTATTACTGATCAAGGTGCTATGCAGATCACCGTTGATTCGGGTCTTGCGGAATACAACTACATCTTACCAGCACAGAGTAAGTAATGAATAAAAATCTGACAGCACAGCAAAGCGATTACGCATACTTCTTGCCGGCTACATCAGGTTTCTACTCAACGTTCATAGGCAAACAACGCTATGGAAACTATGTAGATCCTGCACGTATACCACCAAGTTTAGTAAATGGTGTAGAAAGTCTCAACTATCTAAATCCAGATAAAGGTGCATTTTACTTTGATCATTGCCTATACTCTGCAGGACATGCTAACTTAGATCTTACTAAGCCAGACGAAACAGAAGATATGTTTCGTAATAGAGATCGCAGTACCTCGTGGGTATTAGGTGACTCGGGTGGATTCCAGATTGGTAAAGGTGTATGGGAAGGCGAATGGCGTGACCCCACAGGTCCAGAAGTTGCTGCCATGTGGGCAGAAGTCAATGCCAAAGGTGTTGAACTTGTACCACAACTGCACCCTACTGGCGATCCTAAGACTGACAAGAATGGGAACCCCAAGTACACCAAAGTAGATCATCCCAAACTGTATCAAGCCCGTTTAGATGCCGCACAAAAGAAGCGTGAACAAGTATTGACTTGGATGGATGCACTTATGGACTATGGTATGGTGCTTGATATTCCAGCATGGGTAGAACGTAGTCCCGCAGGACGTAAGGCAACTGGTATTGAATCGTATCAACAGGCAGTAAATGCCACTAGATTTAATAACGAATACTTTATTAAACATCGTAATGGCAACTGCAAGTTCTTAAATGTTTTACAAGGTGAAACACACGATCAAGCAGATGATTGGTATCAACAGGTCAAAGACTTTTGTGATACTAAGGTCTACGGTGACAAAGCGTTTAATGGTTGGGGCATGGGCGGACAGAACATGTGTGATATCCATCTTGTACTCAAACGACTAGTGGCTCTACGCTTTGACGGACTGTTAGAACAGGGTCAACATGACTGGATGCACTTTTTAGGTACTAGTAAACTTGAATGGGCTGTGCTACTAACAGACATTCAACGTGCTGTTCGTAAGTATCATAATCCAAGTTTTACTATATCGTTTGACTGTGCAAGTCCGTTCTTAGCCACTGCCAATGGACAGATTTATATCAACACAGAAACTGAAGATCGTACTAAATGGGTCTATCGTATGCAGGCGAGTGCGGATGATAAGAAGTATGCCACTGACAGCCGCTTGTTTAAAGATGCTGTATTACAAGATGGTATATTTGAAAAGTTTGAAACTAGTCCGATTATTGATCAAATGCAGATGAAAGAAATTTGCATCTATGCGCCAGGCGACCTAAATAAAAATGGTAAAGAAGGCAAGACATCGTGGGATTCGTTTAGTTATGCACTAATGATGGGACATAATGTTTGGATGCACTTGAACGCAGTACAAGAAGCCAATCGACAATATGATTTGGGCAAATTACCTGCCATGTTAGTTGACGAACGCTTCGATAGAGTGTATTATAAGGATGTAGTTGATGCAATCTTTGCTTGTGATAATAGAGACGATGCCAATGCAATCGTTGAGTATTACAGTAAGTTTTGGATGACTATTATCGGCACACGTGGTGCAACTGGCAAGAAGACTGTCAATGCACACACCAAGGCTGAAGAATTTGGTATTCCTAATGTAGATTTTTCTGACTTAAAAATAGTTAAGAACGAAGAACCTATTGTTACAACTTTTGATAGTTTATTTGAATGACATTACCCGACGAAAGATATCGTGCTGTAGTAAAAACTCAGGAGTTCTTAGTAGAGATCCTAAATACTCCTCGAGTTCCTAAAGCAATTAAAGATAATGCCCGGTGGTGTCTAAGACACTATCCAAGTGCCTGGGATATGAAACGTGCGGCTGAGAATTGTCCCGATTTATTTCAAGAACGCATGGAACCAGTGACTAGGCTTTTTAAACAATACGAAGAAGGCAAGAAAAATGAAGCGTGATTATTCAGACGGTGTGGCTGACAACGTAATTTTCTTTATTGGCAATGAGGTAGAGCATACTCCTGCATTTGGCTTGCGTACACTATTTGTTACTGGAGTTCAACCAGTCGACAATATTGCATTAAACTTACACGGATGTGAGCACATCTTTTTTGGCGCTAATCACAGTTTTAATCCTTCGTTCAACGACTATGATGGTTGGAAGGCTTGGGAAGACATGATCGAATTCTTCCTTAAAAAAGATTATCTATGTAGTCTTGACATTCCATTATCAGCAGTAGAAGAATTTCACGATGGTGGTCTAAACGAACACGCAAACTTTATTCCACAGATAAGAGTGCCAATTCCTTATGTAAAACTTTGGAATTATAATACAATGCTTAAAATAGATGATAAAGATTTTAAGGCAACTAATCCCGGTGTGTGGTCCCACAGTCTACACACACTGATGGATCGTAGTAAGTTTACAGACTGGAATCAATATAAGCAGGACAAAGCACTATGAAAACAGAAAAAAGCACTGTGAAACCTACAGTAAGCAAAGAAGAAGACATACAACAAGATCAATTGTTAGAACTAATGATTAGACAAAATCAATTACTAGAATCCATTGATTGGAAATTATGGGAATTGTATAAATCGTTAGTTAAAGACGAAGAGCCTACTAAATGATTATTAAACAAGACATTCGCCCTAACAAAATGATATGGGTTACTTTTCGTAAAGAAGGTATTCACAAATATCCAGCAGCCGCAACTGATCCCAATTTAGCAACAGGAGACGAATATGACGTTTCGTTTTTGGCTACTCCCCATCGCCATATCTTTCACTTTAGGGTGTGGCTATCTGTTACGCATAACGACAGAGACGTGGAGTTCATTCAATTCAAGCGATGGCTTGAAAAACTGTATTCTAGCGACCAAGGTGTATTGTCGTTAGATTACAAAAGTTGCGAGATGATGTCAGATGATTTATATGACACTATCTCACAAAAGTATCCAGGCCGTGAGGTTTGGATTGAAGTCTCCGAAGACGGAGAAAATGGTTCATTTATTAAGTATTAAGGAAAAGGCTATTATGGCTAACGAACATTTGCAAAAATATCTGCGTATGACTAGAGAAGTTTCTACAATTTTTGATGATTTAGATAATTTTCTTAATTTCTGCAGGTTTGAATTGCTGCCGTTTAATGAAGCAGATCTTTATAATCGAGGAAGCCCAAGTTGGAGGGCGTATGAAAATTCTAAACGCCCTCGTAGAGAATATGGCGATCGTAAAGAATGGAAACCACGAGGTAATAACAGTTATCGGTCACGTTGAACATGACTATATTTCTAATTGATTTAGAAGCGGTTTCTACTCGCTATACCGGCGAGTGGAAATTACACGTTCCTCAACTACTTAAAAAGACAGGACACAATGTCAACATTATATCAGGTCCTACGGATATTCCTAGTGCTACCACTCCTGGAGCATTTCTCAACTTTGGCGGCACTAATATATACAAATCTAGTCAAGTGGAGCAGATGGGTCGCTTATTTTGCAACGGATCCGTTAATCCCGGCGATCATTTTGTGTTTACTGATGCTTGGCATCCAGGTATCATTAATCTAAAGTACATGAGTGAGTTGTTGGGCATTCCAGTAACTACACACGGGTTATGGCATGCTGGATCATATGATCCCCAAGATTTCCTAGGGCGTCTTGTTGGCAACAAACCTTGGGTTAGACATGCCGAGAAAAGTTTCTTTCATGCATTTGATCACAACTACTTTGCCACAGACTTTCACATTAGAATGTTTGTAGACAACTTGCTAGAAGATGGTTATAAAAGTGAGAATCCTTATTATGAAGAAGACTACGACGAGTATCAACTTAGTAGTAAGATAGTGCGTACAGGGTGGCCTATGGAGTATATGGATACTACGTTAACTGCATATAAAAATATGCCCAAGCGTGATCTTATTCTATTCCCACATCGTATTGCTCCAGAGAAACAAGTTGAAATCTTTAGAGATTTAAAACACTGGTTACCACAATATGAATTCGTAGTATGTCAAGATCAGCAACTAACAAAAAACGAGTACCATAACTTACTAGGTGAAGCAAAACTAGTGTTCAGTGCTAATCTACAAGAAACACTGGGTATTAGTTGTTATGAAGGTGCTATAGTAGATGCTATCCCTATGGTGCCAGATCGGTTGTCATACAGTGAAATGTATTTTGATACATTTAAATATCCTAGTAAGTGGACTGAAAACTATGACACCTACACTGCCTACAGGCCTGATCTATGTCGTGCTATTATATCACATATGGACAATTACAAAACTAGATTGCCTATGTTGAAAAAACAAACGGAGACTCTACATGAGCAATTTTTCTCAGCCAACAATCTCATCAATAGATTTACCAAGCACTAAGTCTATAGACGATATATTAAAAGATTGCATGACCATTGCCAGTAGTGCATCTAGCGATACTATCACTATCACCCCCGGCGACATGTCATATAACTATACTACGGCCGGGACCCTTAGTGGCAATACTATAACATTTTCAGGTGCTGGCGCACAGCCAACATATTATACAGGGTCAAGTGGAATTTCAACTATTACATTAAACGGAATAGATGCTAGTAGTTACTCTTTTAACTTACCAGAAGAATGGGTTGAAGCATTTCCGGACTGGCATAGAGTTGAAGATATGTGTAAAAAGTATCCGGGTTTAGAAATAGCCTTTAGAAATTTTCAAACTGTTTATCAATTAGTAAAGGATGATTATGATAATCCAGTTCCTAAAAAATAAATTTTTTAATTTGTTAGAACGCAATGATCGTAAAAGAATTATTATGGACCGTGTGGACAACGAACCGTACCTTGAACGGTACTATGTTTTCCTTAAGGACAGAACATGGTTTCCATTTAATGTGTTTCTACACAAGTTTCTTAAGTCAGACCCCGATGATGTGCATGATCATCCATGGCCTTACGCTACTCTGATATTAAAAGGTGGATACTATGAATGGACTCCTGTTTTTGACAGCGTGGGCAAAATGATAGCCGAAACGTGTACTTGGCGTGGGCCAGGCCATTTTCGTACTTCAAGTGCTAACAGT